GAATACGATTTAGCAAAGCCACCAATGAACGCGGGGCGTTATGTTGAACTAGCGACGTATAGCGACGATATAATAGGCAACCTTCATAAAATAATGGCTACGATGTGCACGCCTTTGAAGTTTACTTTTAAGGGTTTAAAGCGCAAAGAAAAAAACCATAGACAAGTTGCTGAGGATATGTTGGACATTGATTTTAGCGTTGCGTATCATTCGGCTGTTTTTTTTTACGCAGTTTTCAGCAAATCAATAACGGCTTCAGCTACTTATTTCAAAACAATAGCAACGGATACGGCGAAGGTGGACGAGGTGCTGATGAATTTAGCAGAGTTTACGGGTGGCTTTATAACGGCAAAATGGTACAAGAATTTGAAGGAATTAGTATAAATGAAGTTTGGGACTTACCCGTTTTTCAGTTTTTAAATGATTTAAGTTATTTAAAAATGAAGCGCGAATTAGATAATGAACAAGAGAAAAAGCTATTAAAGAAATATGCCAATTAATATAACGCAATCGCAAAAGATAAATTTAGATAACGGCTTTATCGGTAGCGCTGGCACTTTTAATTTTAAGGAAGTAACAAATCAAATAAACGCTTTGTTAATTGAACGTGCGGAAATATTTAAAGATGAATGGCAAAACCAATTAAACAGTAAAAAGATTATTGCAAGTGGCGATATTCAGGAAGTAGATTATGAAGTTGTGGAAGACGCTAATTCGGTAGTTTTAAATATAAGTTTTCCGTATTATGCAAAGTTTGTTGATGAAGGGGTTAAGGGTGCTTTAAGTTCTAAAAATGCGCCAAATAGTCCGTATAAGTTTAAAAATACTTTTTCAATGAGTCCAGAAGGGCGCAAATCAATCGCGAATTGGTTACGTTCAGGTAAGGCAAAAGTAAGAAGTAAAGACGTTAAAAAATATGGCACAAAAGGAATTGAAAGTAAGTTTAAAAAAATAAGTGAATTTGATAGGGGCTTAAATAGATTAATTTACAATATAAAAGCATACGGTATAAAAAGACGCAATTTTATTACGCCAACAATTAAGAAAAGTTTAGAAGGGTTTGAAAAAGAATTAGGCGAAGCGATAGGTAAAACAATAACAATTAATATTTTTAAATGAGTATAACATTAATAAACCCGTCTGGCTACCCGTCCACACAGGACAATTTATGGAGCATTGCTTATTCAAGTAATTCAGGGCAAACTGATTTTAAATACGTTTTTGACGTTTATGTAAACGGCGTTCAATTAGTTCGCACAAAAGTATTTCCTGAGCCGTCAAACGGGCGTGGCTACTTTGATGCTATGCCTGTAGTAAGTAATGAGATTACATACGGCTGGTTTAATCCTGTTAATAATGTAATTGGTATACCATTAACTCAAAGTGATACACTAAATCAAAAAACTTATCAGATAAGAGTAGGAGAAGATTATAGTGGTACAACATATTTAAATCTTGCATCTGGTAATGTAACTGCTTATAATTACTCTGCACCATTATTTAAAAGAAGGCAAATTAACATAAACCAAAAAGATGGTAATTGGCTAACTAATAGACCATTAAGAATTAAGGCAAAAACAACTGATAAAATACTAATTCCTTTTTTTGATACAAATGTAAATTTTGACCCACAAATAAAAACTTATAACGCAAGTAATCAATTAATAGCAACTTATTCAGATACATCTAATTGGTTTGAATATGCTAAATATAATCAATTAGATATTGGAGTAGAATCAATTAATAAATATTTTTTATATTATTATAGTGTTACACCTATAACAAATGCAACGGCATATTATACCGTTCAAATGATTGGGAGTTTAAGCGAATTATCTTCTATTATTAAAGTAGATATAGATTGCAATCCTATGTATACACCTATAAACCTTTATTTTATTAACGCTTATGGAATGTTTGACACGGCACGATTTAATCTTGCTTCGCGTCTTACAATGGACGTTGAGCGCAAAACATTTGAGCAAAGGAATTACACGTTAAATAATACAACCGTTGATTATTACGACGCTAATAACGTTTATAACGAAAGCAAAATAAACTACGGCAGTAAATCTAATTTTGCATATAAATTAACAATGGACTACCCAAGCGACGCTGAATACATTTGGCTTGCTGAATTAATTGTATCGCCACAAATTTACGCAGAAATAGACGGCAATTATTACCCCGTTACAATTAAGAATACAAACTACGAATTTTCAACATATACAAATAATAGATTAAAGGCGTTGGAAATTGATATTGATTTAAACCAAACACGCTACAATTTTAAACGATGACGAGAATTTTTATTGAAGATAATGAGTTGGATATTAACGCGGGTTTTTCGCAAATGATAAACTATTCTATTGACGACCTTAATAATTTAGATAGTAAGACAACTTCGTTTACTAAAACAATCGTACTACCTGGCACGTCTAAAAATAATCGTTTACTCGGCAATATCTTTGAGTTTGGAAATTCAAATTTTACAGTTGATAGCGCACCAAATTTTGGCTATAACTTTAACGCAAGTAAATCAGCAAAGGCACGAATTGAGGTAAACGGTATGCAAGTTATAAAGGGCGTAATGCGTTTAATGGAAATACTTATTGACGGCGAAAACGTAGAGTACGAAGTTGCTTTGTTTGGGGAGTTGGGCGGTTTCTTTTCAAAGTTAGGCGCGAGTAAATTAACTGATTTAGATTTTAGCGCATATAACCACACTTACAACGTTACTAATATTGTAAATAGTTGGGATAACGCAAACGCTGGGAGTGGTTACTATTACCCTTTAATTGATTACGGGAATACATCGCCAATAAATAATTTAAATTTCTATAAAAAATCATTTTACTTTACAGCGTTTAGGCCTGCATTTTTTGTAAAAGAGTATATCAATAAAATAATAACGCAAGCGGGTTACACGTGGGAGTCAAATTTTTTCAATACTGATTTTTTTAAGCGTTTAATTATACCTAACAATCAGGTAAGGTTAAAATACAATCGCGATGAAATTTTTGAAAGTACAATAAACCCCGCAAGCCCTACAATTAGCACTTCGCAAAATTTAGTACATACAAATATTGTAACTGATTTATTCACAAACGTTTCAAGCACGACATTTACATACACACCCGCACAGGCGTTTGTTGGCGAAATTGGTTTCACGTTTAGGGGTACTTATACCGTGCAAAATATTAGCGCATTAGATACACAATTTAGATATGCGTTTGCAACGGTTAGGGTTTATAAAAACGGCTCGGTATTTTATATTGATACAAATAGACGCTTTGGTGGTTATGCCACAACTACGGGTGGGTTATTAACTGGACCGACTTATAATTTTACTTTAAGATACCCACCAATCCCAATAACATTTAATACAGGCGATACGTGGAAAATGGACGTGTTTATTTTTGATACAAATGGAGCGCTTTTAAATGTAACTTCAAATAGTAGTGGCGTTTCTATTTCAACAGCAAACCCGATTTTAGTTACCGCACAATACGGCGACGATTTATCGGTAAATGGCACACTACCGCAGAACATTTTACAAAAAGATTTCTTTGCGTCTATTTTAAAGATGTTTAATTTAATGGTAACGGAAGATAAGTTTACTGATAAGAAATTAGTTATTGAGCCGTATGTAGATTTTTACGACACAGACCGCACAACCTACAATGATTGGAGCGACAAAGTAGATAGAAGTCAAGTTATAAAAATTAAACCAATGAGCGAAATTAACGCTCGTTATTACGATATAAAATTTAAACAGGACGCGGACTATTTTAACGAGCAATACCGAAAAAAATACATTGAGGGTTACGGCGATTTTCGTTTTGATAATCAATTAGATTTTGCAAAAGACACAAGCGCAACGGAAGTAATTTTCAGCGCTACGCCTTTGGTTGGTTATAGCTCAAACGATAAAATCTTCCCAGCTATTTATAAATTAAATAACGGTACTGAAGAAATGATTGAGCATAATATAAGAATTATGCAAGCCAAAAAAATAACAGGGCGTACAAGTTGGAAAATATACAATAAAGTTTTAGGGGTTAATACAGTATTGACAACGACAACGGCGTATGGTTATGCGGGACATTTAGATAATCCATTTAGTGCGGGTAGCGATTTAAACTTTGGCGTACCCAAAGAAATTAATTTTACTTTGGCTTCAGGGTTATTATCAAACAATTTATTCAACACTTATTACTCGCCTTACTTCGCGGAAATAACCGACAAGGATAGTAGGTTAGTAACGTGCAAAATGAAATTAACGGAGCGCGATATTAATACACTTGACTTTACAAAGTTTATCTGGATTGACGGGGTTTTATATCGCCTTTATAAGATAGTAGATTATGCTGAAAACGAACTTTGCGAGGTGCAATTATTAAGAGTAATTTATACAACATACTAAAATGATTATAAAATATTTTGATGAATTTGAGGGGCAATGGTTAGACATTACAGGGGCTACCGGAACGACGTTGCAATATAACGACGCGAGCGGTTGGGTTGGCGTACCTAACAAAGTTTTAAAGGGCAATTTATCGCAGTCGGGAACGAGCGACCCTACAATAGATATCTTTGAGAATACAACGGGCGCAACATTTACAACTCAAAGATTTACGGACGGGCAATATAGAATTTTGTCGGACATTTCAGTTTTTACCGCGTCCACAATGTATATTACAATAGGCAACAATCAAACTAAAAATGGTTTGTTTACTTATTGTTTTCAGTATAATAATATTGATAAAATTGATTTGTTTACTTATCAAGACAATGCTTTAACGGACGATGTTTTAGGCAATACAAGTTTTGAAATAAAAATATATTAATGGCAACGACAACAGAAGTAGGCGTAAAAATAACGGTAGACGGTAGCGAAGCCACCAAATCGGTTGGCTCAATTAAATCGCAATTAAAAGAAGCAACAGCGGAACTTATTGCAATGCGCGAAAAGTTTGGCGATACGTCAACGGAAGCTGTAAACGCTGCAAAAAAAGTAGCTAATTTAAAAGATAGTATCGGCGACGCAAAAGCAATGGCAGACGCGTTTAACCCAGACGCAAAATTCAAAGCGTTTGGTAGTGCGTTGCAAGGGGTTGCGGGTGGTTTCGCAGCCGTTCAGGGTGCAATGGGTTTAATTGGTAGTGAAAGTGAAGACGTTGAAAAAATGCTTTTAAAGGTTAATTCGGCAATGGCTTTAAGTCAGGGCATTAATTCAGTATTGGAAGCAAAGGACTCGTTTAAAAATTTAGGTGCAGTATTAAAAAGTTTTCCTGCAATACAAAAAGCGGTTACGGTTGCTCAACAAGTTTTTAATGCGGTAATGAAAGCCAACCCTATTGCCTTAATGGTTACCGCAATAACGGCTTTAATTGCTGGGGTTGTTTTGCTTACCAAGTATTTTATGGATAATGCAAAGGCAGCCAAATTTAACGAAGCGTCGGTTAAGGCAAATGCAAAGGCATTAGAGCAACAGCAAAAAGCAACGGCAAAAGCGGCTGATGAATTAGACCGTGCGCAGAATTATCAATTAGCAATGGCGAAAGCCAACGGGGCGGCAACGGCTTCAATTCGTGCGCTTGAATTAAAGTTGATAGACGAAAAGATAGCAACGCAAAACGCGTCAAGAGAAACGGCTATAAATACGTTTGAGAAAAATAAAAACGCTTTGGCTTCGCTTAAACA